TGAATGATGCTGCAGTCTACGGTCAAGTTATCTGCAAAGTTCCTGCTCCTGAGTTGGTTGAAGGTGGTTACATTGTGCCTCCTAAAGTTATCGTCAAGCAACTGGCTATGGTAACTGGCAAGCAGACAAACTTCGACCGCGATTCGGAGAACCTGCTGGAAACGATTGACGAGAACAAAGTCGGCAAGATTCTGATCTGTGCTAAGGCAACCAAGCAAATCGTTGCTCTGGTGTCTGAAACTGATTTCTGCCATGAACTAGAGCAGCGCGGTTATTCTTGGATGTATATCACTGCCAAGACTGGTGCAGTTATTGATGGCAAAAAGGTTAATCGTGAGGTGTTCTTTGACACTCTGAGTGCATGGGGTAAGGATAACGATAAGAAGTTTGTGGTTCTTCACCACTCCATCCTCGCAGAAGGTATCAACGTCAGCGGTCTGGAAGCAGTGCTTTTCCTTCGCAATATGGACTTCATTGGTATCTCTCAGACCATCGGCCGTTGCATCCGTTTGCATCACGATGATGCCAAAGGTATGCGCGATGGACGTATCGAACCTGGCAACCTGAGTCAGTATAGCAAATCGTTCGGTCTTGTGTGTATTCCTGTGTACAGCAAGGTTGGTATTGCTACTGCTCGCAGTGTTCAGTCGGTTGTTGATACGATCTTTGTTCAGGGCGAACCTGCCGTGTCTGTGGTGAGGCGGTGAGTCTCACCTGAGACTCGAGTGGCCATCAGGTGTAAAAACCTGATTTTTTTTGCAATTTCATGTCACAGGTGCCATAGGTCATCCACCGCAACAAAAACGACGATTTATTTGAAAGTATAATGAAAGAAGGATTTATTATCGGCAAAGGTAACTACGCTGCTGTGCCCTATGGTAATCAACTGATGATCATTCACAACGGTCAGCAACTTAAAGTGTGTAGGACCGAAGCATCAGCGAGGAAGTTCATTGATGACCACAAGAAAGGTAAATCGGTGGCAAAGCTTCCAGTTGATTGAATTGGGCCCTTGAAAGTGTACCAGTAGTGTAAGTTACAGCGATTCTATGCCTCGCACTCGCAAGCAAACCGCAAATGTTGTTGCTGTTGCTCCTGAGGTGAAAGTTCCTGAGGTTCTCATCACCCGCGATCAATACATTCAAGACATTAAGGTTCGCTGGCAAATCCATCAGTATGAAGTCAACAAACTTCGTGAAGATGTGGTTAAGTTCACAGAAACTGTTTCTCCTTATGTGAAGCAAGCAGTTGATTATGTGACTGAAAAGTATCAACAACTGGTTTCCCGTCAGGTAACTGCTTGATGATACAATGGGCACTCTCAATGAGTGTCTTTTTTAGTATAAATCCAACTGGGCCCCTGAAAGTGTCCCTATAGTATGATGACCAAACCAATGCAAAACAAACATCTAGAGCACCCTGAAGATTGTATCCTAACTGGTGATCTTTCAGTTCTGGATTGGTTCTCTGATGTAGATTCTACCATCAGTGTCAAGATGGATGGAGCTCCTGCTATTGTGTGGGGCACAAATCCTCAGAATGGTAAGTTTTTTGTTTGCACCAAAGCAGCATTTAACAAGAAAAAGATTCGCCTTTGCTATACTGAAGATGACATCTTTACTCATTTTGGTGGACAACCTCGCGTAACACAAATCCTCATCTTTTGCCTAGAGTTTCTGCCTCGCACTAAACAAGTGCTGCAAGGTGATTGGATTGGTTTCGGTAAGGGATTGGATACTTTCACGCCCAACACGATTACCTATAAGTTCCCTGAGAAAGTTCGTCAAGAGATTATCATTGCTCCACACACAATCTACAGTGGTTCTGATGATATTCGTGAGATGGCTGCTGCTCCTCTGACTAGCAAACTGATCAGCACTAAAGATTGCCTGTTTGTGCAACCTGAAGTGGAACTGAATCCCTATCGTGAAGATTTGGAGGATGTGTGTAAGTTTGCCAAGCAAATGAGCACTCTATGTGAGTTTGTGTCTGATCGTAAGGCATCACAAATCAAAAAAGAGATCAATGCCTGCATCCGCGAGCAAAAGGTCGTGGATGAGAATGAAATTGCAGAAAAATGTGATTGTGATGTGAATGTCTTGCGGCTTTGGAAGTTGGTGAAGACAATCAAGGATGATCTGTTCCTATTCATTCACGAAATTGATGAGATCGAATGTTTCATTGGTGGTGTTGATTCCTTCCATGAAGGTTATGTTATCACCAATCAATTTGGCACCTATAAAGTAGTTGATCGTGAGACATTCTCTCATGCCAATTTTGTTATGGAAAAAAACTGGGGTTGATAACTGGGCCCTTGAAAGTGTACCAGTAGTATGAGCACCAACGATAAAATGATTAACCAAATCGCTGAAATGATTGTGGATGCTGCTAATGATCCATGCACCGCAGATAACATCCGCGAAATGCACAAACATCCGCAAGGTGCAGAAACTCTGCGTCTGATTGTGCGTGATAATGTAGCAGGTGCTGCTGATGTAGTTACTAATGCTCTCTGGAACAATCTCTGAAACTAAAATGACTTATCAGTGTCCTCGTTGTAAATCAAGGGTCAAAGACTGGAATGGTGATGATCCTAAATGTGGTTTTGATGAGAATGGAAACTTTCTAGAACATAACTGGAACTGTGCAACACTAAATGCTCTCCGTGATATTGGAGGAGAAGAATCCTGGTGTGATAATAATTATGTGAAAGTTGTAAGTCGTTTTGATGTTGGATTTGGTATCCTGAGTTGGTATAAACAACGTGGCCAAACTGATGATTTCCGAGATGGATACTTTGAACGTGGAACTCTACACTATGCTCAGCAACTTCTGGGTGATGTTGAACCAGCAATCTACGACGATTGGGCAAACTTTACTGATGAAGATGATGATGAGTGAAACTGGGCCCTTGAAAGTGTCCCTATAGTATGAGCACTGCACAAATGACTACAACTCTCACCGATTATTCTGCACAACAAGAGGCAAAGAATAACATTGCCCTTGCAGTTCTGGGGCACACTTATGCTTTGTGTGAAGCACTGCGTCAGAACTTCATTGATTACTCGATTCGCCAACACGAACGCTCTCTTGGTTGCTATCGTGATGAAGGTGGTGTTAAGCATCATCAAGAAGCGATTGCTAAACTGAAGCAGGGAACTTGTGATTATGATTTCTACCCTGAGACTGGTAGAAAGTATCACAAAGTTATCATGAATGCCAATGGATCCCGCAGTGTTCATTGCTTCATTGACATAAAAACTGGTGAGGTTTATAAGTCTGCCAGTTGGAAAACTCCTGCCAAAGGTGTACGCTATGATCTGCGAATCATTGAGCAACGTGAATGGTTGCTGCAACATGCCGACTGGTCTGGTTCCTATCTGTACGCACGATGAACTATAAAGATCAACTGCTTCTTGAAATCAATCAAATCTGGCAACAACTTACCGATGCTGGATATAAAAATGCTGCTGATGGTGTAGATGCTTCGATTAGTTCTGCTGGAAATGATCTGACAAAGATAATGGCAGCACACGATTATGCTTGCTGGCATCTACAAGAAATGGAAAAAGTAAGTATGATTGATTCAACAATTATTGAGTGAAATGAACTATACTGACATTACAAAACTTGAGAATTGTCCTGAGTGTGGTGCTAACTGGGTTGATAAACTCATTCCTGAAGAACTCTGGGATCGCTATTCTCCTCCTTATTTCTATAGTCGTGTGATAGGAGTTGAGTTGCTCCATGAAGATCGAATCAACCACTGGCTTTGTCCGGACTGCAATCACAAGTTTCCACGATGACTTACTCTAATCTCTCAAAGATTCGTCCCAAACTGCGTACAACTGGGCGAGTGTCGGGTAACTTTGGCAAGAGCAAAGTTCGTGCAGGTTCTTCACTCAATGACATTGGTGGTGATGGTAGCATAGGTGCCACACAAGATGATTATCTAAATCGTCTGTATTATGCTTTTGATAACACCACTGATCCTAAACTTCAACGATTCATCTATTCTGAAATCCGCAAGATTCACATTCAAAGAGGTACTTGGTAATGGCAACTTATCGTGCTAAATGTTGGTTAGGTTCTGCTTCTGGTTATCAAGAACTGGAAGTGCAATCTAACACTCTCTATGGAGCAAAAGAGCAGTTTGAGAGAATCTATGGTGCCGAACAGATTATTAACCTTCGGGAGGTAAGATCAGGTAACAATTCATCATTTAGTTCTGGTGATGTTGGAGGTTATCTGATGCTGGGGGCGATACTGTTTGGCATTTGGTTAGTTGTAGAATACTGGTGGATTGTTACACCTCTTGCTGCCCTAGCTTTAATTGGTTGGTTATACGCAAAGTTTTCTGGTAACTAAAACTGGGCCCTTGAAAGTGTACCAGTAGTATGAGCAACACAATCATGGATCAAGTCTACCACTACCACACCAACTGGAAAGAAGGTAAAGTGAATCAAATGTGGATTCAACAAGTGAATGACAAGTTCATCGCTATTGCATACAATCCCGAAAAGAATGTGTCGATGCCTATGTCGAAACCCCGCACTTCCTACGATGAAACTCTAAACTGGGTTCGCGGTTGGTGTGGCACTTTCTGTATTCTTCCTGTCTGATTCTTTTCACTTTACACTCAACAAAAACTGATTATGTTCCGCACACTTTCTGAACTTCGTGACTCTATCAATTCGATGATTGAGAGTCAAGGTGAGAACGCTCCCTGTGCTGCGTTTGTATTCACTCAACATGATGTGTTTGAGAATGATGAAGATGGCCAAGAAGTGTATTTCTCTACACTTCTCACTGAAGATGTGCTCGCTGATGTAGGCGGTTCTTCCTACATTTACGAACAGGTTGGTGAGATGATTGATGATGCAATCAGTCTCCGTAAAAAACTCCCTCTCTACGCTAACTAATCCTTCTGTCTGATTATGACTATCCTAGCAACTGACATTCTCCTGCTACTCAACAAAGTACAGCAACTTGGTGCCACTTATAACATCAATCAGAATGATGATGGGTTTATTGTAGAAATCCGTTATAACTGGTGGGATGATAATGAATGGTATTCCAATAAACTTTTCATCACAAATGAGAGTGAATCTACTTGGCAAGAAGGTGATTATGAGTTTAGCAATATGATGACTATTGTTGATGAGAAACTAGAAGAGCAAAGGCAAGAAGAAGAAAAGGCACAAAAGCGTAAAGAACTCATCAATTCTCTCACACCTGAACAGCGCGAACTTCTTGGAGTTTAAGTTTTAAGTAATGAAAAACTATCGCGTTCGAGTAGAAACCAACGACGGATGTGTGACAGTTTGGTATGAGAAATCCAATGCAAAGACTGCGGACAAACTGATACTCAATCGGGTCTACAATCAACTCTGTGGTCTAAACATTAAAGAAATCTCTGTTAATCCTTCTGTCTGATTATGACTGATCTTCGTTATTCTACAGGTGAGGAACTTGAGCAGTTCCTGTATGAAAAATGCAAGGAAGATTCTGATCTCCTCGCTACTATCATCAGTGAGTATGTGTGCTCTCTGAGTGATAGCAAACTCACTGAACTTGAGGACTTTCTCGCTAACAACTTCGGAGACGATTGATGACTACTGGTTATACACTCAACCGCGTTAATTTCACCAGAGATGAAGAAACTTGCATCCTACGGTTTCTGAATCAAGCACGAGAATGTGGTTATCCTAGTGGTAACTCTGAATGGTATTCTGTGATTGATT